CGCCGACCTGGCTGGAAATGGAGGTCGTGCGGAACGCGATCTGGGAGCCCGACGAAACGGTGCTGCAGTATCACCCGTCCCATAATCAGGCGCGAATCAACCCGTACTGCCTGCACCTATGGCGACCGCAGGACGGCCCATTGCCGCTGCCGAACTACGAGGCGTACGGGCTCGTGCCGATGGAGGAGGCGAAATGAGCGCCGGCGCGCCGATGTGCTGCGGGGCCGAGATGCGCCCGCTACGACTGCCCACTGCGGCCCGGACCCGCGTCGGCTGGGTCTGTCTCGCGTGCGGTCGCAAGACGTCGGACGCGCCGGCGTTGATGCGTGGCGGAAGGGCCCGGCGAACGAACCCGGAGGCCGCGGTTGTCTCGGCGACGAAGCAGGCACTCGCCTATGCTGGGTTCGAGTCCCTGCGCGTTGGGCAACACCGGGCGGACCTGTCGGGCTCAGACCCCGGTATGGTCGACCTCCCCGTTCATATAGCCGGGCCCCTCTGGTGTTTCGTCGAGCTAAAGGCGCCCGGCAAGGCGAAGGCGAGCGGGTGCAGGCCGGAACAAAGGCGGATGTTGTCGTTCGGACAGATCGTAGTGTCCGACGACCCGGAGCGCGTTGTTAGGATTGCCCGGCGGCTACGCGAGCTGCTGGAGCCAATCAAGGCGGAGATCGAGGAGGCGGCCAAATGAACCGGGAGGAGGCCTGGGCGAAATGCCCTCTGGAAATGGCGAACGCGGCGATACGGATCGCGCGCGCGTACTGGGACGTCTGGGGACTGTCGAAAGCCTTGCCGCCCAATGGGCTGCTTTGGACGCCGGAGGATCGACGACCAACGATCGCCGAGATCGAGGACGCGATACCGGCTGACGAGCTAAGGGCGCGGCGGTCCTCACTGTTCATTGATCGCGAGGACTCGGTCTACCGGCTGGCATTTACTGAGTGTGCTCCCTCCCCTTCTATCGTCGTGGCCGGTACCGAGGATGGGAAACGCATGAGCTATACCGTTCGCGTCACTAGGATGCGCGGACAGAAGGCGTGGGGACGCCGAGAGGGTGATAGCTACCACTGCCATGCTGACGACACGGCCTGGAAGGGTGCTCATGTTCTGGTCTGGAACGGGGCGTGGGACGCGCTCGGGATCAAGCCGCCGCCCTTCCCTGGCAAACTGCAAAGCTGGCAGTTCGACTACGCAGGTAACTGGCCAGAGGACCCGGAGGAACTGAAATACGCGACCGTGATGATCCCGCCGTCCGCGCACCTCGTGGCACACGATCTACTGCAGGCGATTGGTCACGCGGACCGGGTGCTGATGGTAACCGAGGATGGCTACCACATTCAGGTTGCGTTCGACACGACCTGGTGATGCACCGCCTCCCGCTCCTCGTCTGCCCGGCCTGCGGTCGCCCGCTGATCGAGCGGGAGGGTAACGGCATGCTGGCGGTGCACGTCCATGATGAGCGGGAGGACCCGTACACAGGCGTCAGAACGGGCCGCTGCCCGGACGGACACTGCAACCAGTACGTCCGCTGGGACCATCGGATGCTCGTCTGCGCCGTCATTTCGCAAATGTGTCTGATGGATTTGCAGATAGTGCTTGACAAACGCGGCAGGGTTCGCGTAGAATAGCACGACAACTGAAAACTGGCGGCTTTGCGAAGCCTCGCCGAGGGCCGACGCCCCCGGAGGGGCTTCTGTCGTTTCTGGGTAGGGGGACTATGCCGAGTATCGCTGATCTCAAGCTAGACAAACGGAATGCGCGCAAACGCGGACCGCGGGCGGAGGGGATGCTGGTCGCCTCGCTTCAGGAGGTGGGCGCGGCACGGTCGATCGTGATCGACGAGACCAACCGCGTGCTGGCGGGGAACGGGACCGTCGCCGCCGCCGCAGAGGCCGGTATCGAGCGCGTCAAGGTGGTCGACGCCGACGGTGAGACGATCGTCGCGGTGCGCCGGAGCGGTCTGAGCGAGAAGCAGAAGGCTCGTCTGGCATTGCTCGACAACCGCACCGCTGAACTCGCCGAATGGGACGCGGAGATGCTCGCCTCGCTGGCGGAGGATGGCGTAGAGTTGGATGACCTGTGGAGCAGGGATGAGCTGACGGCGGTGCTGAACCAGGTGCCGACGTACGAGCCGGTGGGCCCGGATGAACAGGGCAGGCTCGATCAGAAGGCTACGGTCAAATGCCCGGAATGTGGTCATGAGTTCACGCCCTGAGCTCAAGGTGGACTGGTGCTCGCATGAAGCAACGCGATACGCCGTCGAGCACTGGCATTACTCGGGAATATTGCCGACAGCGCCCTATGTGCGGGTCGGAGCGTGGGAGAACGGAGAGTTCATCGGCGTCGTTCTGTTCAGCCGAGGAAATGCAAGGGACGCGGGAAAATCGTTTGGGCTAGGGCCAACGGAGATCGCCGAGGTTACGCGCATTGCTCTTCGCGAACACGTAACGCCAGTGAGCCGGATATTGACTATCGCGGTTCGCTTTCTGAAGGACAGATGCCCAGGGATACGACTGCTCGTGAGCTATGCTGACCCGAACCACGGGCACCATGGCGGTATCTACCAGGCCGCTGGGTGGGTGTATGTGGGACAGACAGCACCCAGCAGGATGTATCTGGCACCGGATGGTAAGGTCTGGCATCAGAGGATGATCTCCGTGTCTGGTCGGCGAAGGGCCTACGGAAAATGGTGCGCCGTCTGGAAACCGGAGCAGTGCGAAGCGATTCCTTTGGTAGGCAAACTGAAATACCTGCTCCCGCTCGATGACGAAATGCGCGCGCTCATTGAGCCGATGCGAAAGCCATATCCGAAGCGTGAATGCGTCCGAAGTGCAGAGAGCGGCACGACTGCGACCAGCAGTAGGGGGCGGTGCGAAACGACCCGGACGCTCCATTTTGAGGGTGTAGATGGCGAGAGATGTTACCAATCTGACGTTTGAGGAACGCCGATGGTGGGCGACGTTCTTCCAGACGCTTGGCGAGACGGGTATCGTGACGCATGCAGCGAAGGCGGCGCGGGTGACACGGCAGACGGTCTATCTGTACAAGCGCAACTCCTCCGAGTTCGCGCGCCGATGGGCGGAGGCGATGGAGCTCGGTAACGAGATGCTCGAAGACGTGGCCAGGCAGCGCGCGTTGAAGGGCAGCGACCGCCTCCTGCAGTTCATGCTCACGCATAACAAGCCAGAGAGATACAACCCGCCATTCATGCAACAGGTGCAGATGGATGTCTCTAGTCTATCCGACGATGAGCTACGACGCGAGATCGCGGCGCTTGAGGGAAGAGTATTGCAGACGTCTTCGAGCGAAGACGACGACGACGACTAATGCCGGCTACGCTGACTGGCTGCTGCAGACGTACCCACACGGCTGGTACCTGCCGCGGCACATTCGGCGAGTGGCGCGCGACGTGGATGATGTTCTGCAGGGCCGATGCGACCGCTACGCCGTGAGGATGCCTCCGAGACACGGGAAAACGGAGAATGTGACCGTCAGGCTGGCGGTGCGGATGCTGGAGCTGGACCCTGCCGCGAATGTGCTGATCTCGGGTTACAACGAGCGGTTCGCGCGCCGGCTGGGGCGGAAGGCGCGCAACCTGGCACAGGGGCGGGTACAGATTGCCCAGGACAGCACGGCTGCGGATGAGTGGCATACAACGGCGGGCGGCGTGATGATGACCCGCGGCATGGGCAGTCCGCCTACCGGCACGGGGTTCCGCCTAATCGTGATCGACGACCCGATCCGCAGTCGTGAGGATGCAGAGAGCGAGGTGAAACGGGAGGCGGCGTGGGATCACTACACGGACGACCTCCTGACGCGTCTAGACCCAGGCGGAGCGATCGTGATCGTGATGACGCCGTGGCACGAGGACGGATTGGATGCGCGGGCGATTGCGAGCGAGCCGGACAGGTGGCGGGTGCTGAGCCTGCCTGCTCTCGCGAAGCCGGACGATCCGCTGGGGAGGCCCGCCGGCGAGGCGTTGTGGCCGGAGCGGTACGATCGTGATGCATTGCTACGTATCAAGGCCATTATGGACCAGAACGATGGCGAACGATCATTCGAGGCACTCTACCAGCAGAACCCTCAACCGAGAGAGGGCTCGATCTTCAAGCCGGACCGAGTTCGAATCGTGGACGATCCGCCGGCGGCTCCTGTCGCTCTATGCCGAGCGTGGGACTTCGCGGCGACTGCAGGCGGAGGCGACTACACGGTGGGTGTCCTGATGTGCCGGGCGGCGGATGGGTCGTTTGGAGTGCTCGATGTCGTTCGCGGGAGGTGGGCCCCGGACGAGAGAGACGCGCAGATGCGACGGGCGGCGGAGGTCGACGGACGCGCGGCGCTGATCCGCATTCCGCAGGACCCAGGGCAGGCCGGCAAGGACCAGGTGTTGCACATGGCGCGAATGCTGGCAGGATGCAACATGCGGTCGGCTCCCGTGACTGGCGCGAAGGAGGTCCGCGCCTCCGGGTTCGCCTCGCAGGTCAACGCGGGGAACGTCTGGGCGATCCGCGGCGCGTGGAACCATGCGTACCTGTCGGAGTTGCGCTCCTTTAGGGAGGGGTGCCTCCGCGATGACCAGGTAGACGCGAGCGCGGACGCATTCGCGGAGTTGGCCGGGGCGCGCCGGATGCGCGTACTGGGGGATGACTGAATGCAGGCCCCAATCCTCTGGGCGATGGTGCAGTTCGCAGGCGGTCTCGTCGTGATCGGTGCGGCCTGCCTGCTCGTGCTCATTGCCGCGATCTGGCTACGCGGGTGGATAGGCCGATGAGCATGCGCGACACATTGCGAGCCGGATTGAAGGCCTTCCGCTGGTCGGGCATAGGCGGGCAGGACCAGGCGTCGTACAACGTTCGGCGACGCCAAAACCTCATGTATTGGAACCTGCCCGGCACCCAGCTTGACTACGTCCAGAAAGCCGGCGATCTCTGGAAGAACAGCATCGTCGGAATCTGCTTGAACTGGTGGATGTTATCGTTTCCCGAGGCGCGATGTATGCCGCAGCGGCTGAACCCGGACGGCGAGACGGTCGAATGGCTCCCGATGCACCCGCTGGCGCAGCTCTTGCAGCGGCCTGCGCCGCGGTGGGGAGGGCGCCGCCTCTGGAAGGCGACCGTGCTGAGCTACCTCTGCGACGGGAACGCTTACTGGCTCAAAATCAGGGCGAACAATGGCCGCCCGGTCGAGTTGCGATGGGTGCCCCATTTCCAAATGGAGCCGCGATGGCCGTCGGACGGTTCCGCGGAGGTGACGCACTACGAGCAGTACGTCGACGGGTCATGGATCAAGCACCCGATCGAGGACGTCGTGCATTTCCGTTTCGGCGTCGATCCGGACTGCGTGCGGAAAGGCCTGTCTCCGCTGAAACAGCAGTTGCGGCAGGTGTTTTCGGACAACGAGTATAGCACGGTCGTAAGCGCGCTCATTGAAAACTTTATGATGACACCGTTCGTGATCGGGCCAAGGGAAAGCGGAATCTCCGGCCTCGATGACGATGAGGCGGCGCGGTTCACGCGAGCCCTCCGCGCGCGGACGACGGGGGACCGGCGCGGCGAGCCGATCTTCATGGCGGAGCCGTTTGAGATCGAAAAACTCGGGTTCAGCCCGGACGAGATGAGCGTGCAGGTCCTGAACAATCAGTGGACGAGTCGGGTTTGCGCCGCGCTCATGCTGGACCCGATGGTAGTCGGCCTGCCGAGCGACACGAACACGCATTACGACAACCGGGAGCAGGCGGAATCCGGAGCGTGGTACAACGGCATTCTGCCCGTGATGGCGGAGCTATCCGAGGAGTTGGACCTGCAGTTGCTGCCAGACTTCGAGCGCGACCCGAGCGTGCAGATGTGGTTCGACACGAGGAACGTGCGCGCCTTGCAGCCGGATGAGGATGCGCGGATGAAGCGGCTGGTAATGGCCGCGGGTGGGCCGGTGATGACGCCGAATGAGGCGCGGTTGCACCTGGACCTCGACCCGTTGCCGGACGGCGACGAACTGCGCTCGAAGGGGCCGGACCTCTCGCAGTTTGCCGGAGGCGTCCCAGATGCGGCGGAGGCGGCAGGCCGGAGTAAGGCGGTCAAGGCGTCGGACGTGACAGGCGATGCGTCGAATGATCAGTCCCGCAGGGA